GGTTGACATTTTGGTTGTTTGATAGTATAATGATTAAACTGTAAACTTACTTAGAAAGGTAACAAATGAAACAACTAAAAAATCCTAAAAACGGCACGGTTGTAATTCGCATAGATTCAAATTTATTTCATTTACCAACAGATGGCAAATTAAGTTCAGTTAAAGCCAAAATGCTAGAACAAATGGTAAAGATTACACAAGCAGGTGGCACTTTTGACTATTGTGCTGGCTATCCAAAAAAAGGTGATGCTTTGGTTGCTTGTAAAAAAGGTTATCGTCCAGAACAATTTTCAGAATTAATGGAGGCCGCATAATGAAACTACTCTTACTATTATTACTTGCGGCCAATGCCCAAGCCGAAACCAAGTATAATCCATATACTCGAAGCTATGAAACAACACAGTCCGGAGTTCAAACAGTTCAACCTCGTTATAATCCATATACTACAAAATATGAAATGACCACACGAGATAGCCAACTAGTATACAATCCTTACACCAATGGCTATACCTATGCACCCAAACCAGCCAAAAAGCCTTAGTTATAGTCTAGACTATCCAGCCGAGCTTTGGGTTACCTATGCTAATCCAGCTATAGCTGCCATTGCTGAATTACGCAAGCACAGTCAGGAACTAGATGACATGCTGGCTAATAGTTTAACCTACACCTGGACTACTACTTGGCAGACTAATCAAAACCTAGTAAGACTGGTAATCTACATTGAGTTTACCGAAGAACAACTTAGTTGGATGTTACTGAAATACCCTAAGAACAAACGAGTGGTTGACATTTAAATTTCGGTTGCTTTTTAATATAATTGATGTTATAATGTTTACATACACTGCAATAACGCAGTTAATAAGTGAAAGGTAATAAAGTGAAACCTAAATTAGAAGATATTTTGCAAAGAAAAGTATTTGATAATAGTTTAACTAATCAACTATCTATTATTGCGCAAGACTTAGCAGATGCCAAAGATATTATTGATGATGTTATAAAAGGTATTCATAGTCATTGTTTAGTATACGGGGCTCCAGGTATGGGCAAAAGCCACTTGGTAAGAGACGCATTTATCCGCGCTGGTAAAGAGTCTAATGAAGATTATGTTATTGTTTCTGGTGGCACTATAAGCCCAATGACTCTGTATTCAGTGCTATATCATATGCGTAACAAAGGTAAATTTGTTGTATTAGATGACTGTGATGCTATTCTTGCTAACGAGATTGGACTTAGCATAATAAAAGGTGCCACAGACGATTATACTAAAACAGTCAGTTGGGCAACTACACAGACTATTATCTGCCCAATTACACAAGAAACAGTTCCTAGTTCTTTTAAGTTTGAAGGCACAATGATTATTTTAACTAACATTAGCCATACTAAAGGTGCTAGTCGTCGCGCAGAACACTATAAGGCAATAACAAGTCGTTTAGTGCCAGTTGAATTAAGATACAACAGCATACAAGAACAATTTGCACAGATATTCTATATGGTATACGAACTTGATTACCTAAACACTCGTTCTGAAACTCAAATTACCTGGGCACAGAAAATTGAGTTATTAGAATTTCTAGCTGGTAATTTAAGTATTGTTTCTAATATAGACTTACGCTTGCCTGAACAACTTGCCCGTATTGTAAAAAACAATCCGCTTACTTGGCATAGTCAAGCTCGTAGAATTATGAGGTCAAGATAATGGCTACGAAAACATTTGACCTACAGTCAGCGTTGGATAATGCAGAGCAGTTAGCTGACCTGCAGCGGAAGGCCATAGCTAAAAGTAGAGGTATTAGTCTTAGTAAAACTTTCGCCGCCAATCCAGATATCAGAGTAAGAATGGCTAAAAAACTCAAAGCAACATTAGCCGCAGACCCAAATATCTTAAAGAAAGCACAGATTAAAAGACTAGCAACTATAGCCGCAGATCCGGATATTATGAAAAGAAGAGCAGCAACATATCAAGCAACTTTAGCTACTAATCCAGAGATTATAGAAAAAAGGTCAGCTCGCCGCGCTGATCCGGATATTATGAAAAGAATATCCGAAGCAATATCAGCAGGTAAAGCTAAAAAACGCGATCCGCATCGCAAATTACATACACCATATGGGATCTTTACAGCTAGATGTGAGGCCATTCGGGCCCTAGTTAATCAAGATGGATTTACTAAAAATAAAAGTTCAACAGGCAACAAAATTAATCTATTAATAAAAACCAATCCCAAAGAATGGTATTGGGTTAAAAAAGACTAACATACTATTCACCCAGATTAATAATCACTTGACTGAAAAGTCAAGTGAGTGTATAATGTTACACATACACTGCAATAACGCAGAGACAAAGTGAAAGGTAATACAAATGGCATTCAACGATCACTTCGGTGCATTACATCAATCATACCTCCTTAAAGGACAAGAATATCGCAGTCTATTTGTAAGTGCTGTTGATGAATTCTTTGAAGATAAAGATCATCACTTATATATAGCAGGACAACCAGGTGTGGGTAAAACATGGACTGTAGAAGAACTTGCTGAACAAAAACAAATCAAAACATTAGTAATCAAAGGTAATATGAGTCAATGGGCCTTTGTTAAACTTATTGCTGTGGCAGTATACCTATTACAACCTAAAGAATATATTGCTGTTTATATAGATGATATGAATGATATATTTGTTCCTAGCAAGGGATTCTTAGATATGTTTAAGATTGCCATGGATAAGTCTAGTGATAGATTAGAATATAATGTTAGCTTAGGTGCGCAATTAAGTCAGTCTGAAGAATTAGAACAAGAAGCAATAGAACATTGGAAGAGCTTAAATCCTAATAGAACTGGATTTGTTATTCCATTTGATAATCGTGTTAAGTTTTGTTTTACAATGAATACTCCTCTAGCTACTAAACAAGATTTAGAAAAACATCCAGTGGGCAGTACAAAATGGACGGTATTAAATAACAAGCATGCTATCTATAGCCGAGTAACTCCAGAAGATCTTATCATGGATCAAGAAACATATTGGGGATGGATTGCAGATGTAGTTTGGAATAGTAATATGTGTGTTGGCGCCACAGAGGATCAACGATCTGAAATGCTTAATTGGTTGTGGGATAATTGGGATAATGTTAAAGAAACATCAGTTAGATTTGTAGAAGATAAACTTTGGCGTTACATGGCCAAATATCCAAATCGTCGAGATTACAAAGCTCGTTGGGAAAAACAAAAGGCTTAGAAATGGATAAAAAAACCTTTGATCAAATCATAGCTGAACTTCGTGCTAGTAAGAAACACAATACCAGCGATTATAATGAAAGATATCCAGAAAGATCAATTGCTCAGAAAGAAGCAATAAAAAGACTATTTGCGGACGAAGATTACAAAAATAGAAGACTATCAGCATTGAAAGAAAAACAACAAACTTCAGAATGGAAAGAAGCAGTTGCTAAATCTAATAAATTAAAAGCACAAGATCCAATAATTTGTCAAAAAATTAAAGATAATCATCCTAGTAAACACAATGCTGAATGGCATGCTAAAATGAAAGAGATATTATCTACTCCTAATCCAAAAAGAAATGCCGCAATGAAAGAAGCCTGGAAAGAAAGAGATTCTGAATGGCGAAAACAAATGGTTAATACATTAACTAAAAGTACACGCAAACCAATACAAACTCCAGAAGGACAATTTGAAAGTAGAACAGCAGCCGGTAATTACTACAAATCCTTAGGCTTAGCAAATGCTCATAAAATGATTGACAAATGGATTAAAGAAAAACCTGACGATTATTACTACATTAAAAAAGACTAAACACTAACCCACTCTTAGCAGTGGGTTTTTTTACGGCATAAATATTGGCATGGACAATGACAATAATATTCCCACCTCCGAAACGGAAGCACTATACATAGTAGAGTGTGAACCGCAGGAGTTCATGAAACCTATAATAGCCAGAGCCAAGACTGGTCCTAAGGCCAAACAGACCATAGATGCTATCTATTCGGGTATTCAAATTGGCCGTGATAAGATAGTAGTAGACCCTGAAGAAGTATTCAAACTTGCCCAACTTGGACTTAAGAATACAGAAATAGCCAATTACCTAGGTGTAACAGAAGAAAGCATTAGATACAATTTCAACGCAGATCTAGCAAAAGGCCGTGAACAGCTAAAAATCACACTTCGCAGAGCAATGCTACACAATGCTATTGTTAACAATAGTGCAGCAGTTCAAATTTTTCTCGCAAAAAATTGCCTCGGGATGTCGGATTCACCAATCAACTCAGACGATCAAGCTCCTCTACCATGGATTGAACATAATACCGAGACTACTGATGATACTGAGTAAGTGTCAACAAACAGTAGCTAATGATCGGCATAGATTCAAAGTTGTAATTGCCGGGCGTCGGTTTGGCAAATCATATCTTGCTATTAGAGAACTATGCTATAATGCTCGTATGCCTGATAAGACAGTATGGTATCTAACATCCAGTTATCGTGCGGCTAAGATGATTGTATGGAAACCACTTAAGAAGCAATTACTTGAACTTAAATGGGTTGAGAAGATTAATGAAAGTACTCTTGAGATTACACTAAAGAATGGTAGCATTATATCACTTAAAGGATCTGACAATCCTGATAGTCTGCGTGGTGCCAGTCTTAGTTATTGTGTAATAGATGAAGTAGCCGAAGTTGATCCTGAATTGTTTTATGAAGTAATTCGTCCTGCATTATCGGATCAACAAGGTGGTGCATTGTTCATTGGTACTCCAAAAGGTAAGAGTAATTGGAGTTATGACTTATTCACTAATCAACTTGACTATGCTGAACAATGGGCAAGTTGGCAGTTTACTACATTAGAAGGTGGCTTTGTTAGTGCCAGTGAAATAGAAGCCGCTCGTAGGGATATGAGTGATAGACAGTTCAGACAAGAGTTTGAAGCAACATTCGAAACATTTGAAGGTAGAATTGCTTGGTCATTTGAACGCGATAAGAATGTAATGATAATCAAAGACCCTAATACTCAAGTATTACATATAGGTGTCGACTTCAATGTAAGCCCTATTACAGCCGCAATCTTTGTTAGACACAATGATGACATGCTACAGATAGATGAAGTAATGATGCACAGTAGTAATACACAAGAGTTAGCAGATGAAATAAAGAATAGATATCCACGCAGTAGAATATTTGCTTACCCAGATCCAAGTGGTCGTGCGAGAAAGACTGCCGCCGGTGGAGCAACTGACTTTACTATATTACAGAACGCTGGCTTCACAGTCAAAGCACCATATAGACATAATGCAGTAAAAGACCGTATCAATAGTTTCAATGCGAGATTATGCAGTAGTGATTCAGTTAGACATCTATTCATTGATCCAAAGTGTAAGCACACTATCGAATGTTTAGACAAGTATCAATTTAAGACAGATACACAGATTCCAGATAAGGATCACGGTTGGGATCACATGTTCGACGCGGCAAGTTATTGTGTTGACTTCTTGTTTCCACTTACTAAAGACATACCAGAGGACTTTGATAGTCCGCAGACTTGGGGCCACGCCCTTGCGTAATGCTAAATATACATTGCACCATATAGGATAACATATGAATACTTTAATCGAATTATATAAACAGGTTACATCATCAAACTATGTTTACAATCAGAACTATGCTCGTTGGTTGTTTATGTTGGAAAGCTATATGGGTGGTGAAGAATATAGACGCGGACAACATCTAAATCAATATGCTTTAGAAACACCTCAACAATATGAACATAGACTTAATACTACACCACTTGATAATCATTGTCGTAGTGTGGTAAATGTCTACAATAGTTTTATGTTCCGCGAATGTCCTGACAGAGACTTTGGTGGACTTACAACTGACCCAACACTTCCTGACTTCTTAGAAGATGCAGACTTAGAAGGTCGTGACTTAGACTCAGTAATGAAAGAAGTTAGTACATGGACAAGTGTATTTGGACATTGCTGGATACTAATGAGCAAACCAAATATCAATGCACTAACCCGTGCTGATGAGATTGCTGCTGGAGTTAGACCTTATGTTAGTCTTGTTACTCCACTTACAGTATATGATTGGACATATGAACGCAGTGCCGTCGGTCGTTATGAACTTACATACTTCAAATATGTAGATGATGTTAATGAACAAATCACCACAGTTATCGAATGGTACAAAGATAAGATTATTACTACAATAACTAATCGCAAACACAAAGAAGTAGTTAGTCAATCGACTGATGTAAATGAATTGGGTGTTATCCCAGTTGTCATTGCATACAATCAACGCAGTCCTATTCGTGGTATTGGTATGTCGGATTTACAAGACATCGCTGATCAACAAAAAGCAATCTACAATGAACTAAGTGAAATTGAACAGGGTATTAGATTAGATGGACATCCAAGTTTAGTAGCTACCGAAACAACTAAAGTAGGCTCAGGTGCTGGTAGTATATTATATGTGCCAGAGACAATGGACCCTGGACTGAAACCATACTTACTTGATCATGGTAACACAGCCACAGAAGGTATTTGGACTTCGATTGGACATAGAGTAGATGCTATTGATAAGATGGCTAACACTGGTGCTGTTCGTGCTACTGAAAGTCGTACACTATCTGGTGTTGCTATGCAAACTGAATTCCAATTGCTTAACGCAAAATTAGCTGAGAAGTCAGACAACTTACAATTAGCCGAAGAACAACTGTGGCAGTTGTATGCAATGTATCAAGGTGCTGTATGGGATGGTGAGATTGATTATCCTGGTAGCTTTGCAATACATGATGTACAAAATGAATTCACAAGTTTACAAACAGCTCGACAAGCCGCAACTGGTATTGATGCTATGAGTTTAATTGACCTACGATTAAGACAATTGCTTGAAGATCCACGCTTATCAAATGAAATTGAAGAGCCAGAAGAATTAGCCAAATATGCAGTTGAGTTAGCAGTATTAGCAAACCCAACAGTTATGGCAAGTGACATTGTTCCACCACAACCAGAAGAACTATAGGACGACAATAGAATATATTCAGCAAATGAATACACCTAGAGGAAAATATGCGGCACAGAAGGTAAGAGCCGAAAAAGCAAATAGCTAAATAATGTATTAAACAATACTCTTAAAGGGAGGCACCGCGATATGAGCGATAACCAAATCATAGCAGGCAATACTACAGGTACTGACACTACAGCCACAGATACAACAAGTCAGGTAACAGCAAGAACTTATACTCAAGAAGAATTCGACAGTCATATGGCAGGGTTAAAATCCAGTCTGACTAAGAAATTACTTAAACCTTATGAAGATTTAGGTGATCCAACTGAGTTGCGTACACTTAAAGAACAAGCTGCTCATAAAGCTCAAGACGAGCAAATGAAGCGCGGTGAGTTTGAGAAAGTACTACAAGATCTTGCACAAAAGAAAGACTCTGAAATATCTAAGAGAGATACAGTAATTGAACAGTTTAAAGTTGAACAACCACTATTGCAGGCCGCAAGCGAGTTTAGAGCAGTTAATGCCGAACAAGTAAAACGACTATTGCGTGGTAGTGTTAGACTTAATTCAGACGGTGATGTAGAAGTAATTGATGATAAAGGCACAGTGCGATATAATGATGCAGGTCAACTTATTCAAGTAAAAGACCTTGTAAAAGAATTCTTAGACACTAATCCACATTTCTTATCTGCAACTCCAGCTACTGTCAATTCAAATCATTCAATTAATGCCAATTCTGGTAGTGTTGATGTATCGAAACTTGATATGAAGAATCCAGAACATAGAAAACTTTATGCCCAAACTAAGGGCATTGCCTAACTTTAAAAGGAAAATAAAATGGCTAATAACACAACAAATAATTCAGAATTATTCCAAAATCTTTTGGTTCAATCTCAATATGCTCTATATGAGACATCAATTGCTCGCGCAGTATCAACAGTATTCGACTATCCAGTTGGTGCTGGTAAATCAGTATCAGTTCCATTATGGGCTGGTATTACTTCAACTAAACCTGGTGATGGCGTTGCTCCTGCAGCTGCTGACACAAACACAACAAGCAAATCAATCGACTTAGTTGAACATGTTGTTTACGCTCAAATCACTGATTTCTTGCGTGATTCAGCTCAAGAATCAGTTATTGCTGGTCTTGCTAATCAATCTGGTTCAGCACTTGCTGAAGGTATCGACAAAGAATTAGTAGCATTGTTCAATGATGCTCTTGTAACACAAGAAATCGGTGCTGCTGGTGCTGATAATACAGTTGCTCACATTATGAAAGCTGCGGCAAAAATTCGTGCTAACAAATACACAGGTCAACTATTCGGCTTGTTAAACCCAATCCAAGCATACGGCTTGAAAGCAGCATTAACTGCAACTAACTCATACCAAGCAGCTACAACTGTTGGTAACCGTGTTTTAGAGGCTGGTTATGTTGGTACTGTAAGTGGTGTTCAATTATTTGAATCAGCTTTAGTTAATATTGATGGTGCTGGTGATGCTTCTGGTTGCGTATTTGCTCCAGGCGCATTCGGTGTTGCACAACGCGGTGGTGTTAACATGGAAGAACAAAGAGTAGCTACAAAACGAGCAACTGACTTAGTATTATCTGTTGTTGCTGGTGCAGCTGTATTGCGTCCTGAATTAGCAGTTCGTATTTACGGTAACTCAGTACTTTAATTGTTAAGGAAAACATAGAATGGCTTTTATTCGATCAGGCACGACAATAATTAGTTTCGCAGAATATCAAGATGTTTACGATACTGACCCAACTCTGTTTGATGAGAATGAAGGTCTAACTGATGATGTAATAGAGAATGCTCTAATTAGATCAACGGAAAGAATTCTAAGTCAACTTAAAAATACAGTTTGGTATAGAACACTTGCCTTACAAAATGGGGCAAGTGTCCTAACTATTCCAGCTTTAAATGCATCAAAGATTATAAGTCGAGACAATGACTTCACTGACCTTTGTGTGTATTATAGCTTGTATCAATACATACTTCCAAAAGTAGCAGACTTCGGACAAGCAGGTGGAGCAGATACTAATGAAAAAGCTAAGATTGGTTTTTACCATGAAAAGTTTACTACATTATTAGATGAACTCTTGTTTAATTCAGATTGGTATGACTACGATAATGGCGGTACAATTGGTGAAAAAGAATACAAACCAATGCCAACAAACTATGTGAGAATAAGATAATGCGTAGTGAATTACTTGCTTATCTAAAAACACAGAACTTTGGGACTGTAAAAGTTGCCAGTGAATTTCCGTTTAGTACTAAAGCGGGCACTGAACCACTCTATGTAAAAAATACTAAAAGTATCTATGTAGACCAAGACCAAACAACTCAAGAGCCTTTGTTTAATACAATGGATGGCGGTAGCATAGTAGCTCAAACTACTAAAGTTATAGCTTACCTAACATTAGATGCAAAAGCTCCATTAGTGAATTATGATAGTATTGTATCGAAATTAACAGCAGCACGAAATTTATTAGCCATTGATGGTAATTTAGATCGTACTGTCTCAGTAGCTAAAAGCTATGATGGCGATATAATGCTAACCGAATTTACTTTTGAATTTAAAGAAATATTAACAACACAATAAAAGGAAAAAACCATGGCTTATATACAATCAGCAGTGGGGCAAGCGACAAATCCAACGCTAAAATTAACAGTTGCGGGTAAAACAGGACTTTTAGAAGTTCCTTACTTACAAGATGTAACTATTAACAATGCTAACGATGTGTTTACTTGGACCCAACTTAACGAATCTGCTAAGTTACAAGTAGCAACAACAGCAACAAACAGTATCTCAACTAACATCGTTGTAGATCCAACAACATTCTTTGGAACAGGTTCAGGAAATGTTGGCAGTGCTTCAAATCTAGGTATCATCGGTCTAAGCGATGCTAAAACACTTATTAATTTTACAATTAATATGGGTAACATTGCAACTGGTGGTGGCGG